CGCCCAATCCCTTCAGGAACCATTTCTGTAAGTTCTATAAACATAATATTATTTAAATGTTTGCTCGTAACACTTCTTGCAAAGCAAGTAAAGCTTATCAGCTTTCTGCACCCAAGTCAATTCTGTTTCTTCGAATTGTTTTTTGCATTTCGAGCATTCACACATACTTTACAATTACACTGCTCTTTAAAAAATAGATTTTTAAATCTTTGCCGCCAATAATTTACAAGTAAGGCTGTAAAGAGGCTCAAAATGGTACCCCGACTAGGACTCGAACCTAGAATCTACAGCTTAGAAGGCTGTTGCCTTATCCATTCGGCCATCGGGGCGTGGTGGG